TGGCTCTTTTTTGTTTCCTTCCTCGTCAAGATACTCAGGCTCTTTCGTAGCGGCCACAGCGGCCATGTTATTAAGACTCTTTTTAGTGATTTTAGTAGACATTTCTTCCAAAAGTTTACGTCTTTCATATTCCATCTGCTCCGGGTTTATGGCAAAGCCTGGTTTTGCTTTAGGTTTTTTACTCTTACCTTGTTCTCTGTATCCTCTGTTCACTTTGCGTTGCCCCAGTTATCTTTTACTTTATACTCAACTTTAGAAGGGACTTCCAACTTTATACAATTTTCCATGATATTCTTAACATCCGCCCCCTCTTTATCAGACTTTACGCTACAATTCAACTCATCATGCATTTGTAGAAGCGGTGTAATGCCTAGTTTTTCATAGACATCAACCATCGCCTTCTTTGTCTGGTCTGCAGCTGATCCTTGAATCAATCTGTTAAGGGCCTTGTAGGTACCAGCCCTCTTTACATTGCCGTACTCTGCTTCTGCCTGCTTGAGAGGCATAGATTTGTAAAATTTATTTGGTTCATACCAATTAGGTTCATACATATCAAATCTGCATTTACGGCCAAGAAGAGTCCTGATAGTTCCTACTTGATTAGCCCTGTTCATCACAGCCTCTAGCATTCCTTGCATGAAAGGAACCTTAATTCTAAATTCCTTGAGCATTGCCTTAGCTTCCATTGGAGTAATATCCAAGTCCACTGCCATCTTTTTGTAACCCATGCCATACATGACACCAAGACCAATGGTCTTTGCCAGTCTTCTGGGTATGTCTGCCATGTCAGCTGTCTGTTGATGGAAATCTAAACCTTGAATAAACGCTTCTCGTACTTTGTCAGCACCTGCATTCTTATTAAGAATGGCGAAGTGCGTTAATAGTCTAGGTTCTTGCTGTGAATAATCTGCTGAAATCCAATACTCTCCTTGCTCCGGAAGAAATATCTTTCTTACTTCTGATCCAAACTCACTTCTAATAGGCATTTGCTGTAGATTAGGAGCATACATGGAAAATCTTCCTGTTACAGTTCCACCACTGTCTCCTCTTATTTGATTGACATGTGCGTGCAGCCTATCATTATGGATGTATTTTGCTATCCCATCTATGAAAGTTCCTTGTAGTTTATTCAATACCCTTGCTTTTGTCACCATCCGTGGAAGCTCATGCTTATGAGTTTCCAGGAATGTTTGGGTGAAGCTGGGAGCTCCCAAGACAGTATGAGGATATTCCAGATTAACCCTGTCAAACGCATCGGCTACTGATCTCGCTGACCACAGCTGTACTTCACCGCCTGTCAAATCTTTCATTCTTTTTAAATATTTTTTTTCTTTAATTTGCAGCTTTTGTTTCAAATCCATAGCTCTCATCATGTCAATTCTGATACCGCGCTTGGTCATATTGAATATAACTCTTATTAATCTGCACTCCATGTCATACACGCCTTCCAGCGCATCTTTCTCTATTTCTACCATGAGTCTTTCGTGAAGCTTGTAGGTCAGTAGCGCATCCGCTTCAGCATATTCTCCTACGAATGATGAATGCATTTTATACATGTCAGCTTTGGAATCCAGTCCGAGTTCTTCGGCCTTTTCTTTTAATACCTTCTCATTCTTCCATTCTCCGAGATACTCCGAACACATTGCATTTAAGGTATAGGCATACCTGTTCTCATTCAGTAAAGCGGAAGCAATCAGGGTATCATGGAGATATCCTTTAACTTCTATGTCTAGAGTGGATAACCATCCAATATCATACTGCGCATTATGAAACACTTTTTGTATTGAATCGTCTTCACACACAGACTTAATGTATTTAAGTACTTTCTTTTCATCCATATTTCCCCCACCTTGGTGAGCAATTGGATAATAGGCTGTGAAATCACCACTGGATATTGAAATACCTATGACTGATCCCACCTTTCGTGGCCATCCCGGTCCCATTGTCTTCAGGGTTGTATCACACGTCTCCAGATCTATAGCCACTACCTTTCTTCCTTTCATTGAAGGAAATTCAGTCGGGTGTAACCATTCTGATTTAACTATGTTTTGGTTAAACAGATCGTACGTCATTTACTCTCCTTGTTGAGTTTCATGACATGTTGTCTGGTTATTTCCCCCATGATCTCACCACGTTCAAGTTTGAGTTCTCCTGCTATCGCCATATATGCAGCTCCGTCAACATAATCATCAATGTTGTGTTTACCGACCTGCGATCTGGACACTTTAAGTAGTCCAAGCATCATAGCCACTTCATCAGGAGTTATTGAAGCCATTGGCTTAAGCTTGTCATCCAGATATGTATTCCAGAACTCAGCAATCTGCTCATGATTCTTGAACGTATCTCCGTGTGACTCCTGCCTGCTGTTGCTGACCAGATCAGCGGCCTTCATCAGTATTTCTTCTTTTTTCATATTATGAATCCTCTCTCTTGTTGGGGTTGTATTATATGCAGTTCTTTCTTAGCGCGTGTAATCCCTACATAGAATACACGGTTAGTATCGTCTGAATCCTTTTCCATCTCATCCCGATTGGCTCTTGATATATCAGTGAAGAGCATGACATTGTCACACTCTCCACCTTTAGCAACGTGGATTGTACTTAAATTAATAAGAGGATCCGCAGTTAAATTCTCTGGATTGAATCTTTCCAAAGCTTGTAGATATTCCTTGTCCCTGTCTCCAATCTTTTCAAAGGCAACATCCCAAGGAACACTTGTTTTCAATAGTCCGTGATGTTCCACCAGATCTTCTATGTTATATGATTGCTCCTCCTTGTTTTGACCTTCAAATGACTTTAAATTCTTATATCCCCTGGCGACACCTGTCTGGGAAGTTAAGTGACCATATATGTCTGAAACATCCTTGTAGGAAACATCCTTGGCTTCGTGCAGTCTGTTCCAGGCATCCACGGCGTTTAAAAGTTCTTTTCTAACAGCCATCTTGTTGTTCTTTTTATATGGGAGTCCTTGTATGCGCAGGTCATTTTCTATTTCCTTGAACATGTATTTGCATGTTGCCAGTATCAGCCAGTTCCCTTCACGCACGTTAACAGCTTCGGGATAGGCATGAAATTTAAGAACTCCTTTATAATCCCTGGGTTTCCATATCTTTTCTCTTCTGTTATGTATTCTGTTGGCTATATCTGCAGCTATCTTGTGAACTGATTGAGGACATCTATAGGATTGTTTTAAAACTTCCACATTACCTTTCATATTAATTAAGTGTTCCACATCAGCGCCTGCCCATCTGAATATGGCCTGGTCATCATCCCCACTTATGTAAACTCTTTTAGCATTCGCCCACATCTTCTCAGCCATTTCCCATTGTAAATTATTCAAGTCCTGCGCTTCATCAATGATGACAACATCCAGCTTGGGGACCGGACCAGATTCAATGTAGGTTGAGAGCATGTCAGTGAAGTCATGCTTGTAATTCTTTTCCTTGTAGTCTTCCAAGGATCTGTAAGCTCTTGACAGTTCAGGCCACGCTACGTCCAGATTAAATTTATTATAAAATTCCTGGACTTCCATCTTTTTAACCCTGGCCTTATTTATTATTCTTAAAAATTTATTATCAGTTGTTATGATTCCAGTGTCGTCCCAGTCCTGCGATACAAAATTTAGATCCACTCCATAGTCTTCCGCAAATGTTTTGTAGTCATAAGCATCCATAACTTCTGAATGAGTCATACCCAGCTGTCTCTTTCCAAAGGCGTGCAGCGTGCTGAAATAAGGAAGATCATCATCAGTTAAATTAAATTTTATCTTCGCCCTGTTCCTGGCTTCATCAGTAGCTTTAGTTGTAAAGCTGACGAACGCTATGGCTGAAGGATCAGTACCGTTTTTAAGTTCCCGGTCCACTATCCTCAGTAGATTCTCAGTCTTTCCCGTGCCGGGTGGGCCAAGTATGATGTTAACTTCTGGCATTCATCTCCTCATATACTTCCAGTATTCGTTTACAATCATCAGGTGTGACATTATTTTTTTTGTTATTAAATTCCCATGAGCAAAACACTATGTTGTCTTCTTGATACGGTAAAGTTGGATCAACGCGATCTATTGATATGTTTGTTTTTATTCTCGCTCCGTGACCTTGTCCATTTGATTTTTTTGTTGTAAGCTCAACTCCGGTATAAATACAATAGGGTCCGCCAAGAAGTTTCTTCTGTTTTTCCCACAGCTCCAGGAGATGATCTCTTCCTCTTATGCCGTTGTTAATCTTCACCGCCCTGTTGTTATGCTTATGATAAGATGAATCTTTATCACAACTCTTCTTCAGATTGCTCCAGGTTTCTTGAAAAAATCCTTTCTCAGATTTACGATATTTGCAAGCATAAACAGGTTTCATTTTTTCTATATAGGCTATTGCCTTTTTGCTCCTCATTGCGCCCCAAAAAAGAGATAAATTTTTAGAATGGTATGACATTTTGCTCCTGTATTTCATGCTCCACGTTTGGTGTCTCGAATGCGGGAACACCCCATGTGTTAACCCCAGTTCCGTTGAGCTTCCAGAACCTGGAAACTCCATTAACTTTTCTAAGCTCCGCTATGATCTGTCCCGTGTTGCTGTAATGTGTAAACTTGTTTCTAATGAGATAGGCG